AGTGCTTAACTATTGAGGACAAAAGCCCTCCACCGCCTGAACCCCTCCACCCTGAACATAGGATAAACAGGCACCAACCCTCCGACGGAAATTTTTAGAACCCCAACGGGTATTTTTAGAGTGAACCCCAATAGGAATTTTTAGACAATTATTTTTAGTTTTCATTTAAGTAAATACAAATAACTTGCATAAATTTTCAAAATAATTTGCAAATACGAAAATAATAACTACCTTTGCATCTGTAAACACTTAAAAACACACTATTATGGAAACTGACATTTACACACTCACTTACAACTACCTTATAGAGAGTGGATTATTCACAGAGGGAGAGTTAGATTTATGCACCGCCCTGAATGGTGCAAACCTCGAAACACTGAACACCATAACACGCATAAGATACGGCTTTGAGTCCGTGGACCTTTGCTATATTGAGAGATGGGAAAACCTGCCGCGGCCGTGTAATGAACTATTAAGGCAGTGGTTAGACCCGTGGAACATAGACGCGGAACTACGAGACGAATTATTCCCAGACATTGCACCAGTATAAAAAAGTAGGCCGTTTGTGCCTACTTTCTTTCTCTTTACGCTCTTTGACTTACTGACAGGAAACGAACACGGCCGTATGGCTTAATTTTAGGCCGTTTATTTGCGTTTATAATCCGTTTAGGTAGTCTTATACCAATAAAGCCGTATAAACCCTAATTTAGGCCGTTTTTGTGGGTCGTATGGCTTTTCCGCCTGAATACCGACAAAAAGCCGTGCTACATACGCACGCACATACGCACGCGGATACACGCATACCCACGCACGCACAGGGATAGCCGGCACTCCCTCCGTGAATTTTTAGTCCGTGAATTTTCGAAAAAAAATCCGCTTTATGCGATGCAAGCAATACCACCACCAAAGACGCGCCGTGAGTTTATACCCACCTCCGCCACGAGTATTCCGTGGATAGTCCTCAGGACGAGAAAACGGACGAGGTGAATTTTCAACCCCGCCCGCAATTTTTAGTTTTCTTCGCTCAGAACGGCAAGTCATCGTTTCCATCGTCAGTCCGTGAATTTTCAGCTCGTGAATTTTCAGCTCCTTTCCTGTCTTCCCAATCATCTGGTTTGAGGTCGCAAATATATACTGCTTTCTTCGCATCCTTATCCCAGATGGTTATCGTATGCGTCTCCCCGAATTTTCCTTTTTCTTTCAACTCGGATACCGAAATGTACACACCCTTTGCACCACTCTTCGTGGTCTGAATTAATTTCTTGGGGATTGCACTCAGGCGCAAAAACCCCTTTAACCTGTTACTCATATCTCAAATAAATTTTTATTCTCCGCCATAAGGCAAATCGCATAGAATTAAGTCCACCGACCTATCGGGAATTTTCATCATCCCCTGTATGCAATCTTCGTTGTATATCTCGTTAAGCATTTTCCATCTCTTTCAGCTTATCAAGAAATACCTGCTTTTCGCTCTGGTACTTGTCCAGATACTTAACCACTCCATCCATAAACCACTCTTTCGCACTCGTTCCGTTCTTCAACAGCCCCTGCAAGCAAGTGTCCAAAATCTCCTTTTGTCCCTGCAAGCCGATGAACGCTTCGCCATTGTTGCAAGCGCACATAAAAAAGATGCTACTCCTTTTTTGGAGAAACTTCAAGCACCATTTGATAATACGTTTTTCCATAACTCTAATATACTAATTTTTAGTCACTTTCGCAATAGTTTCCCTTTATTTCTTTGAACCTCGCAAACATTACTTTGCCCCATTCATCCTCGAACTTAAATCCGATGATAGTGTCCCCTTGCCTTTCCGTGATGACCTTGATTTGGTTCTTCGGCTCATTGAGGTTCATCGTCACTACCAACTTCCTCAACTTCGTTCCGAACACCTCCATCTGGTCTGCCGTGAATAGCACCCTCTCGAAGTATTCCAGTGCGTCCCTTATGTCACTCGCCTTTTTGCTTGGAGTTATTCCGAACATCACCTCGGATAGCACATATTTCCTTTCTTCGCTCATTATCCAACCTAATTTCTTGATTAAAGTTTCGTTTATTGGCTTGGGGATGTCCACCGCCAAAACCCTCTTCTCCTTGACCCTGCTCCGCTTGACTGGCTCACCCTTTATTCCGACCTTTTTAGGAGGGGTTAAAGGCTTTGGCGCACTCTTTATCGGCTCAGGCTTTTTGGGCCCTCTATGGGCTTGTTTTTGGCTCTCTCCGCCCTTTGCTCCGCCCTGCGCTCCCTCTGCCTTTGCGACAACTTTGCTCGGTTCTTCTTCTGGTACTCCCTATCGTACTCTCTTCGCTTTCTTCGCTCCTCTTCCGTCAGTTGCTTTCTTGGCTGCGTATCTTGCTCTGGCTTGCTCTTTAATTCGTTCTGCATTCTTCTTGTAGTATTCTTGACATTGTTCGTTTATCTTATCTTTATTCTCTCGGTAGTACCACCGCCAATAGGCTCGGTTTTCTTCCCTCCACCGCTTGTCATACCTGCTCTTGCGCTTCGCCTTTTTCTTGGCAATCTTGGTGACATCCCCTTTCGTCTCCCAGTACCTACGCTTGCACCGCTCCAATATCCGCTCCCGATGCAACTGATAGTACCTCTTATCGTATTCCTGCTTCGTCATACCAACAACAAAATTGTAAAGATTACAACAAGATGCAAGACGACTGATAGCCATACCATAGGGATTTTCAATTCTTCGACCTCATCCGCCCACATTTCCGTGTAGAAATGCCCATAGTTTCCGCCCTTATGCAGTATTGCGTGTATAATGCTCGGAATACCGATGATGAACAAATAAAGCCACCCGAATATAAGGCTCTGCTTATAATGCCCTATTTCGTGCCTTTCCGTGCTTGTAGGAGCGGAATAATACTTATCCATATTGATAACTATATACTCACCCAGAGTTACCGCCCCTTTCATCTTTTCGGAGTACCATATCCGCTTGCCGTCTACCCTCTTGATAGTGTCGGCTCTGACTACCTTAATAAGCAATAAGCCTATTAGGTTCTGTGGCAACTGCCATAAGAATTTTACTAATCCTTTCATTTTATTCCAAAATATCGTTTAACAAATTGTTCAGGTGTTTCCTCCATCGGGAATAACCCTGTCGTCTTCTCTATGTAATCCTCGATGTTATCACACCAAAGCATATAGTATGCAAAGTTCCAAGCATTTCCTCCCAATACCTCCTTTGACTTTCCGCCTTTCCCATTATCGTAATACCTCTGCATTCTCTCTATTTGCAATTTGAGTAATTGCGGATACTCCAAAAATGCTTCCCTCCTTGATTTTTGGTTCTGCAACGGACAACCGATGCAACCCAATCTTCTTTCAGGATGGAACTGCCCCCCCCTATCGTAGTAAACTGGCGCACACTTGATTTTCCTCTCCGAAATAAACTCCGTAACATCCTCCAATGTCCAATCAAGTAGCGGTAAGTATTGTCTTACTTTTGGCTTGCCCTTGATGTTCTCATATACTCTGCACCTTTCGGGTTCCTTATACCTCTCTCTTCGTTTTATGCTTTCATCCCTCCGTATCCCCACTATCGCCCTCGGCAAGATTGGGTACTCTTTCAGTTCGCTGCAACAGAACCTTGAAAACCTGCTCGGCATACCCCTTTCTTCTATTATCTGCAAGAAAGTCTTTTTCGGTCGCACCATCTCCACTCCCATTTCCCTACAATGTCCGTGCGTGCCTATCGGGTCTATCGTGGTGTCCTTGTAGATTGCTCGATAGTTTATTCCCGACATCTTCGCCAATTCCAAGATAACATCGCTATCCTTTCCGCCCGAATAACAAACCTCTATTGGTCCGTCTTCCGTAGGGATAGACTGCAATAGCCTTATTGCCCTGTCTACCTTTCTGTCATAACTTGAACCCTCCCTGATAACCTGTCATTCGCATTATGTTTTGCAGTTCGTGGACATAGCGTATTTCTGCAATTCTCGCCTCATTATAATTCATAGTCCATACATCATTCTTTTTTGCGAGTATGTACGGCGATTTGAAGCGTATATTTCTCCGTGCACCTCCTTTCCATCCGTTTTTTTCCAAGATGTCCAAGTCTATTGGTATCGGCTTAATAACGTCATATAAATCACACCACTCTCCACCTTCACACACTCCATCGATACCATCCTCAGAAATTGCCGTAACTTGCATAAGGTTGCCACAACCATTCAGCACCCAATCCCCTATCATTAATTCATCTGCTCTCATAACTATTTTTCATCTTGAATTTCTTTTAACAATCTCAATGTGGTATGGACTATCTCAATAAGATTTTTACATCGCAACTCGTCAGGCATTTTAGCCACTATCTCATTCGCTGTCCTGTGCATATCCGCAAGTTCCGCAAAGGAAACTTTCTCGATATTGGACATCTTATTGAGGGTGAATAACTCTTTTAAGTATTCTCCGCTTATTATCTCTTTACTGTACTTGTGTTTAAGCACTGCCCATACTCCCTCGGATAGGTTAGTGTCGTGGATATACATCCCCACTGGCTTATACCTCCTGCCCTGCTTAATGTAAATGTTTGTGTCTTTTGTTGCCATAATTATTCTCCTTTCTTTACATACTTATTCCTCCTCAAAGTCTCTTTCGCAAGCCTCATAGCACAGGCAAGCAACCTTTGCAAAGGTTCTGGCAAGTTTGCGCATTTCATCTGTTGGCATCATGCACCTCTCATCGTTTTCACGAATCTGGTCATTGATAATGAGGCGGAAATCTCCGCGCTCAGAGGTAAACTCAATGGTGGCTTTATTGAGCTTCTCCACTTTCTGAATTTTGCTTTTCTTTATCATACGTTCCTTGATGCTTCCTATGATACTCTTGTAAATTGAATTGTTTCTCATTCGCTAAAACATTTAATGCGCTTATCGTGACGCATAATATCACAAAGCAATTTTTTGATTTCTATTTCCGTTGCTGGACGTATGTTACCAGTCTTTTGCCAGTTGCCGTAGCCGGAATTCTTGCGAAGTTCATTCTCGTAATATCCGATTACAACACCATAACCATCAGCATTTATGTAACCATCGTGTATGAAGGCGTGGTGTCCGTCAAACAGATACTGACCTATTTCATATTCACTTCTTTTCATAATAGTTCCTCCTCCCATTCTATTTTAATCGTGGCAACACGCTGTACACCTACTGGCGGCATATCAGGAATATCCAATTTATTATAGTAGATTATTCCGTTCGTGTCCCTTACCCCATCTAAATACTTATTGATAACTATCCACCCTTCGTGCTTTTCAGGTGCGAAGAAGAGGTCGAGGGAGTTTTCCAATCCATCTATACTCCATTTGCCGTCTATCTTAAAACTTCTAACCCTTTCGTCATCTTCATCGGTTTCGACTAAGGCAATAATAGGGAAGTTATCGTGATTTTTCCTATCCGTGCAGATAATTCTCACCTTGCGTTCATCTCTTGTTACCACCTCCCTCTCGGGATTTTTTAAGTATTCTTCTAAACTAAACTCTTTCATATTACCTTACCATTTTTCTGTAACATACTATTGCATCCCCTGCTATGTAGTCCCAAGATGTAATCGCTTGATTTTCCTGAGCAAGCATTGTCGCATTAACATTGATTACATTATTGGATGCCCACTTACCCTCCTCATCGACAACCATTATGTCATCCTGATTGAGGTTAATGACCTCGACCAACGAGCATTGAAGATGCTTATACGGCTCTTCCAACTTGAAGTCCCTGCCATTCTTCGGCTCAATCTCTACCACCTCGCCTGAGGCTTTAAGTAACTTCGCTTTCATTATTTCCCTTTTTTTGTAACATTAAAAATTTAGCATAGATTCCTTAATATCAGATAGGTATTTAGCAATCGTAGTAAGTTCTGATACTGAACTATAAGCTGATTCATCTCCGCAACATAGCGCTTGATGAATACTAAACGTATTATAGTGACAGTTATTTGGGTCTTCAAAGAACTCACAGAGCGTCTCTAAGCCTGTTAAATATCTCTTTTGGATAGAGATAGGCAGTTTTTTATAGGCTGCTTCCTTCGTTCTTATTTCGTCCTCTGTCCCTGAATTACTAACCAAAGTCCAAATCAAGTGACTTGCAATCTTTTTGCTCAACTTATCAATTCTCTTTTCAAGTAGGGCCTCGTATTCTTCTTTTGTGATGTTAACCATCTTCCCGTCTTTCTCCGTTTGATAGCGGCAGACATCAATGCGCTTTCCATCAGGTGTTATAAAATACAAAATACCTCTTGTATCAAAATCTCCATTTTTCACATCAGTAAGAAAGGTTTGACAATAAACCTTATACTTTCCATTTTCTGGCATATAAGGCATTGTTATGGGAAAGAACTCATCAACAACTCTGTCTGTTGCAGAAGAAAAGGTATCAGACTGGTTTTCAATGTCAATACAGTACGCGCGGTTAATATCGTTATACGATACCTTTCCATCCAAAGTTTCCCTACGGAACAAGCTACTCATTCTTGGGCATTGAATTTCGGATTTCAGTCCCATTGATATCAAATCTTCATCACTGCAAATAGAGCCCTCTCCTTTGAAGTCCTCGTCTGTAATAGGGGTGAGAGGCTGGCTACGCATAAGCCGTTCAAGGATTCTCCTTGTAAAGTTGAATGATGCTCCACTATGGTTATCTTCACATAGGCTCTTATAAGCCTTTAATGCGGATTTATAGCAACTACACCCGTAATCAAAGTCATTACTATCAAAATCAAAATTTGGATTTTCTTTTTTGCAAGCAAGTCTACATTCTTGCTCTGCCCATTCATACATACTCATACTTATAATTTTTTTATTTTAGTTGTAATAATGTCTTTTCAATTTTAGCTACCTCTTCTTTTGCCTCGATGAGACTTTTTTCAAGATGTTTTCTTATTGCCTTTATGGCAGCCATCTTACTCTGTCTTATTGCGTACACTCCCCTTTTTCCCTCTCCAAAAGTACAAAAATGGTAAACGCCGTGTATTTTATTTAGGGTATAGGCATCACCCTTGTAGTCACTGACTTCAAAAGTCCCATCACTGTATATGGTTGCCTTATAGTATTTAGCCGCCATACCTATTTCCCTTTGATTATTTCGTTCAACTTCTCTTGTATCAATCTCGTATCCATAAGGCTCGGGGATTGCATCATTAATAAGATGTCCATCGCCAATTCTTTGTTTCTTTTCAATCGTGCCCTGAGAACCTCGTTCTCTACTACGCACATACTATTTGGGTTCATATTTTTCGTTATTTAATCCTCTGCAGTCGGACTCGAACCGACATCTCTTGCGAAAATTACAATTAAACCTGTGATTATATTGGGCTTCCAAGCGATTATACCAATTATACCATACGGAGGGTTGTTATTCATTGTGGCTGGACTTGAACCAGCATCTCTCGCAGTATCACTGAACTAAAATTTAACTTCGCCTACTTGCACTGGATACCCAAGCGATTATACCATTATACCACACAATGCCATTTGTTTATAACTTGATTTTGTTTGCTTCTTCCCTCTGCCCTGTAACTCGCAAATACTGCTGAAACTCGTGTAGGTAATCGAACTCGGCTGTTATCTCCGTCACCGCCTCCACCTGCTCTCTGACCTCATCCAAAGGGATACCATAACAAGGGTCTATCTCATTGTCAAACTCCCACAGGTCGCCCTCGTTTTCCTCAAAGTCCGCATAGGCATAGTCTTCGCCAACTCCGACTATGTAAAACCTAAATCCGTGCTTATCCTGTATCCAGTCGCCTATCATAAGGTCTCGGCACTTGATTTTCGCTTCGTTTGTCATAATGTTGTGTATTAAATTATATGCAAAGATATATATTTTCAATTAAAGTACAAAATTTTTCCGCAATAAATTGTATTCTTTTTTCAACATTTCTATCGTCCTTTCGTTCCTCGCCTTGATTATCATTCCTTTACGAGTAGTGCTATTCTCCCACTTATTATGGCACTCGAAACACAAGATATTCGTATTGCGAGGGTCGTGAGCGCACTCCGGGTGCGACCCCCGGGTGAGTATGTGGCTCACATTGGTTGCGCTGGCGTATCGTATCGGCTTGCCACATTCCTCACAGATATTCGGCTTGTGCTCGATGCACCACTTGTAGAACTTCGCATTGTCCGCCATTGTGTTCTTGCCGAAAAACTCCCTTTGGATTTCTTCCCTCAGGTGTATGTCCATCGGGAACCTCGCATCCGTCAAAGGCTCATAGCCCCTTGACACTACATAATCGTATTCCTCCCTCGTGGTTATCATATCGGGTCGTTCAAGATTGTATAATAATTCTCCGCCAGATATCTCTGTATCCAAGCGACTACCTCCACCGCCTCCGCACTATCCAGCTCCTCCCATTCCCTCATCCGTACTTTCCATTTGCCCTCCACCCTTTCCTCCGAAAGGAACAAAGGACAAACCGCCCTAATTCGGTTGTAGGTCTGTTCTTCCGTGTAGTCTTCTCCTGCGTCGTAAAAAGCCCTCTGCGCCTCTTTAATCACATAGCCGAAGAAATATGCCTTTAACTTGCTTGACGGCTCTTTGCTTTGTATTTCTGCCCTGAGGATGATAGAACGATTGGGGTGCATCCTGCAAAACTCATCCAAGTCCGCAAGACGCACCTCCAACTCGCCATTACTATTTATCTTCCCCCAGATTGTCTTTCTCCTTACCCGCATTTAGTACCTCCCTAATTTTCATCCGCATCAATACGGCTTCCGCCTCACTCAGAAAGTAGTTGCCACTCTCCTTTAACTCTTTCGCCCAAGAGAGTTCTATGTCGCTATGCTCCACCTCTCCGAACACATTAAGCCAATAGTACATACTATCTCCCTCCGAATAGTTTATTGCGTATTGCTTTCCAAGTTAATCTGCGCTCCTTGCGCCTTTCGGGGATGTAATAGGTCGCATAGGATATTTTCCGCCCAGTCTTCCGTGACCTCGCTACTTTCCATTCCGTGACTACGGAAATACCTACCTCCTGCAAGTCCCTACGCACTAATATCATTATTGCCGTATGGTTGCCAACTCCATAGTCGAACAACATAGATAACTGGTCTAATGTCTCTCCACGCAATAATGCATCCTTGATGATTTCTTTCTGTGATTTCATAATGCTAATAATTATTGGTTGTTCCTATCAATTTCCAAGTTTCTTCGTTCAAAGGTAGGCAACACTCGTGTAATTCCCTATGGCTATTGCCTATTATCTGAACCTCGTACCAGTCAAACCCTTTGCATCGCCAAATACCTATGAAGATTGCCGTACCCCACTTTTGGTGCTCCGTCATACGGCTTACTACAATGTCACCTGCTTTCATTTTCCTTTGCTGATTAAGTAATTTATTCCCTCATACGCATATCCCAAAAGAAGTGGGATTAAAACAAGCAATCCAAAGAACGCATAGCATCCTCTCGGCACCTCAACGAAGAGGTCAGTTATTCCACATCCAAGCAATCCCAACATTCCGACACCTGCTGCAATTAAAAGCGCATACACGCAAGCCATTTCAATAATTACTAATACCTTTTTCATATCTTTTTTTTCTTTAATGTTGTCAAACTAAAAAGAAAGGAGGGAAGAATTTACGAAAACTGTAATTAACACCGATTTATTCACACTTATTAAACTTAAAACACTATTTCAATTCTCTCTGCGTACTCACTACGCCTCTCCTTTCGATTGCAAAGGTATAACGATTATTTTATATTTCCAAATAATTCTGCAATTTTTTATAGATTTTTTTGTCTTGCATACTCCGCTATCAATAGACTATCCCTATCTAAATGCTTGTAGTCCTTGAAGTTAGGGAACAATCTATTGCCTATATCTAAACTTGCTTTTTTTAGGTCGTCTGCGCCCTTTGGTAGCATATTTCTCTGCCATTCCTTGCTATCTATGTACCTTAAAGGCAAGCAAAGTTCCTCGATGCATATCAACTCCGCTTCGTGGCAACGCAAGGCACTTGCGCTCGCTAAAAACCTCGTAGGATTGACCATTGGTCGCTCCATAACTACTATTACCTCTTCGCCCTTATAAGGCTCTAAAATAGCCTTAAATTGGCCGTAGTCAAGCCGTGTGATATTCTTCTTCTCCTTTGTGTAGTCTTGCTCCTTTTTGGTCGGTATCTTGCCGAAGTGGTTGCCTGACGGAGAGAGGACTGCAATAGTCCCCGATACTCCATTGTCTATTCCGATGTATGTCTTCATAACTAAAATAATTTTGGTTGAATTTCTTCCCAGAGAATATCCAATAGACGGCTCTGGTCTTCTATGTTCGTCTCCTGCATTGTCCGTACGAAACGCTCAATCGCTTTCAAGGCTTGCACCCTCGCTCCTTCTTCGGTAAATCCCCTATCATCCTTTTGTAACATAACAGGACGACACACTCCGCCATTGTTGCAATTAACAATATACCCAAAATCCCACTTGCCGTTTGGACTTTGCGCTATTTCCACTTGTACCTCCCATTCAGCCAGATTGCGTGTAAATACTATTTTCGGATTGGTGCATACTCCGCAATCGTTAAATTCATATTCAGTCTTCATCGCTCTCATCCTTTTTAAGCCATAGCACAGCTTTGTTCGCCAGCACATAGCAAGTCTTGTTCAATCTCTCTCCATTATTGAGGTTGCAGATGAAGTCTACATTCAAGTCCCTCTCGTAACTGTTCATCACCCTCGTCAGGCTTTTTCGCATCCGTTTGAGGTGCATATTCGTTTCTCCTTTCCCGAAAGGCAAGGTAGTGTATTCCGTAGTCCAGAGTATCCCCGATATTTGGCACAACAGGTCGCAAAGCAATATGGATGATAGGACATTTCTTGCCTTTTCGCCATAGACATCCAAAGAGGTATACAACTCCATACGGCACATCTCCACATAGTTGTGCAGATACACTCCCAATCTGTCCATTTCGTCCGTAACGAACTCCGTTTCGTCCAAATCCAAGCACCGGAACAAATCCCAATTAAAGGCTTTGTATTCATTCGCAAAGTCTGTGAGGTACTTTCTCGCTTCGTGCCGGAACTCCTGATTACGTACCTCCTTTAAGTATATTTGGTAGGCAATATCCATAATGTAGAAAGGGACTAATAATTGCGTGCCATTCCCTTTCACTTGCAGTCCCCTTTGTTGGAGGTATTTGTCTGCTAATTCTTTATTACTTCTCATATTTCAAAAAATTTCGTGTAGTTGTCATTACTCTCGCATCGTATGGTGACATCCTTGATGCCCTCCCTGTTCTTGCGGAGATACATATTCACTTTTTTGGTGTTGTTGCCCTCTGCATCCTGCTTGCGCTCCAACATAAGCACGATGTCCGCATCCTGCTCGATTGAGCCGCTATCTCGTAGGTCATAGAGTTGTGGTGCTCTTTTCTCGCTCGCCACTTTCCTATTCAACTGACAAAGCAATACGATAGGTATTTTCAAGGCTTTTGCCAATTTCTTCAACCTCTTTGTCATTTCGCCTACTTGTATGTTCTGACTTTCCGCTCTTTCCGTGGAAGACATAAGCTGCAAGTAGTCCACAAAGGCAATCTCGCACTGCCCTCTATGATGATTTTTCGTGATAAGCGCACAGACCTCCTCTATGGTGCTCGGCTTTTCGTCCATATACAAGGTCTTCTTCGCCAAGACTGTCTTTGCCCTCTCGAAGCTCTGCCAATCCATCTCTCCGCTCGTCATTTGGTACAAATTGACATACTCCGTACTGCACAATAGCCTTTTCGCCAAGTCCACATTCGTCATCTCCAATGATAACACTAATGTAGGGATTTGTTTTTCCGCACTCGTACTTGCCATTTGGAGCATAAATGCCGTCTTTCCGACCGATGGTCTTGCAGCCAAGATAACGAGGTTGCCTGCTGCCAATCCTCCGTAGGTCAGTCTGTCCAAAGAAGGAAAACCCGTGGCGATGCGCTTGAAGTCGTTATTTTGGATATGGTCTGCTATCTTTTCCACGACATCATCCAGTAATTCCGTGCTATCCGTTAGAGAGCCCTCTTGTAGGCTCTTTTTCAGTTGTTCGGATTGCTCGAACAATTCTCCCTCCGTAGTGGTTGGCTGTACTGACATTCGTAGTCCCTCGGCACAGAAGAAATAGAATTTGCGCTTTTGCATTATTTCCACCAATGCAGAACAATGCGCACGCAATTCAAATGCGTTTATGGCATAAGCGGAATTGGTTATCAATTCGTGAGTGAAAAAGGCTTTGTCTATTCGTGTGGAGATAGTCATAAAGTCTATCTTCTCCCTATTCTCGTACATCTCCTTTATTGCCCTGTATGTGTCCCTGCATCGCTTGTCATAGAACATATCAAGGCAAGTGCAGTCCCACACCTCGCTCAAAAGGTTTGCTCCTGTTATCATTTCGCACAGGGTTGTCACCTCCAACTTGAAATCGTTAGGGATGGCGAACTCCGTTATCGAAAGTAGATTTTTTTCTCTCATAATCCTAAATTCTTAAGTACCTCTTTTGCGTCAAGTGAGTTGTCGGGTGTTGTCGGAGCTGACGTCCTTTGGTATCTTGCCTTTCTTTCGTCATCGTTCCTCTTCCAAGTCTGCAATCTTCGTTTCAACTCCCAAGTCTTCTCTTTCTCGAAGCGCATCTTTTTTCCTCCGAACTCCGTCCAGTAGTCGCAGAAGGCATCTATCATTTTCCGCCCATATTCGGGGATGAACTTGTCGGCCTGCTCTCGGAAGGCCTGCTCTCTTTCCTCACGAGTGGGGGACTTAGGGGGGAAACCTTGTTCATTTTCTTTTTGGTTGTTTAAGGGGGATGGAGTATTACCCTCGGAGCTTTGATTTGTCTCTTGTGGTGTCAAAGAAAATCTTTTTTCTTTGCTACTACTGTAAGTAGTAGTTTCTTTTATATTATTTATATTATTTATATATATATTTTCTTTATTGGGTGCAAAATCTGCACACCCCCCCTGTAAATTCTGCACACCCCCCTGTGCAAATTCTGCACTACCTATGCAGATTTGTTCCTTGATGCACGAGTATTTAACCCTCTTTACCTGCTGCCCCAAATCTTCTATATCTTTTCTGATATATCCCTTTCCCACCAAATCATTCAAGGCATCTATAACTGCCCTACGGCTAAATCCTGTAAACTCTTCCAAGTACGATATAGTCCCATAGAAAGCACTGCCATTGTCTTGGCAAAATCCATAGATGATAGCGTACAAATCAAGTTGTAAGCCTTTTAGTCCCATTTTTCGCATCCATCCGTGGACTACATAATAGTTGGTGTCTGTAATAAATTTCATAAACAATCAAAATTAAAAAAGCCTTTTTTCGGGTGTGTTAGTCGGACCGCACCCTACTCAAAGGCTCTTTCATAAATTTCTATTTGCCAGATTGCCGACTTTCAATCTGTGAGCCGTCTTCCCAAACTATCTCAATAGTTGTTGGCGGACAACTCTAATGCAAAGGTAGTAACTTTTTCGGATTTTTCAATACCTAATCGAACCTTGTTCGTTTTTCCTCCCACAAGTCGTCGGGGTCGGGCTTGAACCGCTCCATATACTCCAAGTAAGCTGGGTCGTCCGTGAGCATTATACCTCTGCCGTCGCAATACTCGCACTCCACCAAGCCATCCTCGGTCATCTCATATCCACTGCCTTTGCAGTAAGGACATTCATCATATTCGTAACTTTCATCCATAAATGTTGTGTAACTTAATTTAAGGGTTATTTTAGCCACTTATGACTATTTTTGGATACTCTTATCGTCTTTGCGCTTTAATGCGCTCATTTGCCCCTTATTTTGGCTCGCTCTCCTTTCTCTTCGCTCTATCCTCTTGCGGAGAGTAATCGCCCTCTCTTCCCTCGCCTTTTGGGCTTTGTCAAAGCCACTCTTGTAACATAGGTTGCTCATCGTCATATTCCTGAACCAAAGGAAAAACGCATTGTGGCGCTCTATCCACTCTGTCTTTTCTTTTTCGTCCAATTCCTTGAAAGGAAAAGAAGACAACAAAGTGTACTCTCGCTTGTTCCCTGCCAAGATGCTTTCCTTGTATGCCTCACTGTCCTGATACTTGTTCAGTAACTCCAAATACCTCGGATACCAGCTCTGCGAAGAAAGATAGCCTATAACTTCTTCCTTTTTCCTGTTCATCTCCCCAACATTTTAACCTCTTGTACTTTCGCTATATTCGTTTCCGTTTCATTCGGCACCAAAGTGACAACAGGGAAACGACTGCCCGATGGATTGTCCGCCTTTGCAAAGGCTACATTCAGGTCGCATAGCACTCCACTGATATGCCCATTGGCTTCCAGCATAGCGTCAAAGGTATCTCGGATTTGTGGGATGCTGCTTGCGGATGCTTTCGTCTCGAAAGTCCATACTCCGTATATCTTGTTCACCATAGGCAACACCACATTCAGAGTGAGGGTGACTTGCCAACCTGTCTTGCTCGGATATTTCTTCTCCACCTGCGCCATTATGTCGGGATTGTCATTAATGTTGCACTTCACTCTCGCCTGCTTTCTTTCGCTCCAAATCAAGAACTCCTCTCCGTCTCCCTCCGCAACCTTTCTGCCGGCATTGTCCCTGTAAACATAATTCTCCCTACAAACCTGCTCCGGGTCATCGCTCGGGAAGTACACCAATAGACTATTTGCGTGCGGATAAACCGCATCGAACAAAGGTGCATACTTGCCTGTGGCTATAAAGTAGTCCACTGACTGCGGAAAGCCCTTTTCACTTCTTTTTCCGCACTTAATCTTGCCTAATCTTGGAGGAAGTGGCGATACCGCCACCTCTCTCCTAATCCTACCTTTCATATTTAAAATAATTCGTCTTCTTCAATTTCATCCTCTGCGCTCTCCGCTTCGTCAATCTTCTTCCTGTTCTCCTTTACAAGGTCTGCAAGGTTGTAGATTTGCACGTTGTTTTCCTCCGCCTCGTTGAGGTCTATCGTGCCAGAGATGTTCACTATCTTCCTATCCTGCTCCTCCTCGCAAGCGAACAAAGCAAGTATTGGGTCTACCTTGTTGATTGCTGGGTTGTCCGTCTGCTCCTCGTAATTGTAAGTCGGCACCTTCTTTGCCGTGCCCATCCACTCTTTCGGAGCGATGTTGAACATCCTTGTAATAGGCAACTCAGGGAAAGTCTCGTTCCACATTCTGCGGTATATCTCCAACTGCTGCGCATAATTATCGTAAAAGCCTTTCTTTCCGCTCTTGAAGTCAATTATGGCATAGATGCGCTTGCCGTACTTCTCCCTTGCCTTTCTTTTCCCCTCCTCGTCACTTACCTTTCTTTTCATAGCCTCGTCACTTGCCTTTGCGACCATCTCTTCCTCTTTGGATATTGGGTACTCCCTGACATCCGCCACGAGGTCTATCATTCCTGCTACTCCCATAGTCGGTGAGTACAAAGCCACCTCTACTGCAAGCGGTCGGACATCATAGTCCCTCATCCACTTGGCGAAAGCAACCATATCCGCCTTTACTTCCTCTATGTGGCTCTCCACAAAGCCGTATGGAAGTTTCTCCCTCTCTACATACTTTTCAAGTTTCTCCTTGATTTCTTCGAGGTTGAACCTGCGTGAAATGACCAACTGCTCTATCAATCCGTGGATGAAAGTACCATAGGAGGCTCTCTCGTTGGTGTAGTTGTCCGCTGCCTCCTTACCCATTCGCAACTTCCAATCCGTCAGTCCCCTATTCTCGGGTGCGACCTTGTGGAGCACTGTGGTGACACTTGGGAAGAAGATAGGCTCTCCGTCTGTTCCGAAAGTATAGTAGTACCTCTCACCTCTTGAATTGAGTTGATACAGCTTGTAGGTAACATCCTTTAATGTTGCGGCGTTGAAGTACAATGCTTTCATTTGCTCGGCAGTCGTGCCGAAAGCAATTTGTGTTTGTCCTTTTTCCATACTTAATTGAAAATTTCATCCAAACTCATATTCAAAGCCTTGCCTATCTTTGCAAGGTTCTTGAACTTGATTTGCTTGGTAATTCCTCTTTCGAGATTGTAGTAGTTGGCAAGTGTCCTTTCTCCCTTGCCATAGATTACAGTGGCAACCGCCCTGCGTGTAAGACCCAGCTCTTCCCTGCGTGCCTTAATCTTCTCGTAATAAGTTTTCTTTGCCATTTTTGATTTGTGATTTAATGTATTTGTATTCTTCGCTCCCTTTCTTGACAAGGGTAAAAATCCGTGCTTGTACCAGATAGTCGTAGTCTGCGAACCAAAACTCTCCCTCTGCGGTTATTCCACCTTTGGAGAGGTCATCTCCGGAAATGGGAAGTATCTTCCATTTGTTCTGCTTGTAGTTGATGATTAGGCACCACCCTCCGTATTCTCCGTTCCCCTCGTATCCCTTGCATTTCCATTCGCAAAGCAGCCTGCCGTACTGCCGTTCTCTTTGCAGAACCTCTTTTGTAAGTGTTTCAAACTCTTTCATAATGTTGTGTTTTTTTGATTTCTTTTGCAAAGGTATATACTTTCCCCGACATATGCAAATTTTTCTGCAATTTTTTGCGAAATTTTGTGAAGACGAAAAAAGAGGATTGTCAATTCCGGCAGCACAATCCCCTTTTTACACAACATTAATTAATTATAAAATATGAATTATAAAAACCCTTTCCCTGTATCTCCCGACAGAGAGAAAGATAAAAAATAGTAATGCGTAAATTACTTTTGTATGGCTATGTCACGCACTACAAAGGTACAAAAAAAGTCCGAATTTCACAACACGGACTTCTTCGCTAAAACTAAAACTTATAATGGAAAACGTCGTTTATTTACAATGCAAAGTTAAACAAATTGTACGAAACTCCAATACCTATGTAGGGTTTTATTTCTCCGCAGTACCCTATGCCGACCTGTATGCCAAATGAGAATTTTTGGTTCAGATACTCGGTCTTCGTTCGGTATATGGTAGTCGGATAAACCTCTATGCTCTCCAATCGTGGGGAATATCCGCTCACTACTGCCCGGTAGGTGGTGTCGGCATATTCTTTTTCTTCCCTCGGCAGTGTTACATAGGTGGTGTCGTTCCGTACTATCGTGTCCCTCACAGCCACATACAAGGTATCCACTATTCTTCGCTCAATTTCAGTGGGTTTTAAGACGATTAAAGTGTCCCTTACGATAACTTCCTCCACTTCGGTCTTTATTATCGTTTTAGGTGGCTTAAAATAGGCGAATAGGAGCAATCCTGCGACTGCCCCTATCACCATTCCAAGACAAATGTTCTTTATCCCCTCAAAAGACATATCCCAATCGCTATTAGTATGCCCAGCGCATCGAAGACTAAATCGTGGATGATTTGCTTCTTCGTTGCGTGCTTGTAGGACGCATCCCAACATTCCTTGATGATAGCGCAAAAGACTGCTACCATAGTACCTGCTATCGGGAAGTTAGCCGTGTCGAACAATGCAAGTGTAACTACAAGTGCATAGCATACGAGCAAATGCTGCAATCCGTCAGTCTGCATATAGCCCCAAATAAGTTTGAAAATCTTCTTCATACTTTGTGAATTTTTGGTTGTTATTCTTCGTAATAGTCCCACATAACTTCCTGCGGAAGTGTCGGGTCGAAGTCGGCGTGGATGAAAGTCTTTCCCACTCCAATCCTCGTGCAGTAATTGCCCAAAAGCGCACTGACAATCTTGTATCGGTTTGCAGATGTGGTGCACCTGATGTCAAGTGCCATTCCCCTCGTATGAGCTGAATTGCCACTCCTACCCTGTTTCTTCTCCCAATCCGGACTACGATAAGCCGAATTGATAACGAGCGGTATGCCTGCGTCTTCCCTTACTTGGTCAAAGTAGGTCATCGCATCTTGGTCCATATCCTGCAAACTGCAAGGTGGATTGCACCGCCTAAACTCTTTTTCAGAAAAATACTTGCTCTTAATCATAAATTTATGTTTTTATAAAACTCTAACTTAATCTTCGCATAGATGGTTTCTACATTCGTCCTCACAAGCCTTTGCTCGTGGTCGGAATAAACCTCATTCTTTACTACCTCAGCTACCCAATCAATCCACTTATCGTCAGTGTAGGAGGAGAGTTTCTTCCCTCGGTAGGTGAAACAATTCAATTTGGAATTGCGGTCATCGTGAACATTCGTGCAAAGGCTGCGTATCTTCCGCGCCGTTGCTTCCTTGTCCACAATGTGGTTTTCTGTCTTCACCTGCGCAATCATCTTGACTGCGGTTTCCACTCCCAAGTCAAAGACCAATCCGCTGATGGTCTTGACCCTTAATTGAGTTTCCACTTTCAGTCCCTCGGCTATGTCATCCAACTTTTCGTTTTGCGACTTCGTTTCCGTCACCAACTCCTCCATAGCCTTTTTCTGATTGTCCATAGTGTTGTTGATAACACGCATAAACCACTTGAAACAAGTGACCATAAGTATTGCGGAGAGAACAAGGAAGAACCCTGCCGTGACCGCCAACATCCCGAAATTGGATATGCTTTGTGCCGTATTTATTGCGTCCCCTATCATAACTGCAGTTCGTTTTTTAAGCCGTTCCCTCTATAATAGTTCCATCTGCTTGCAGTTTGATACTTAACTGCCCAGCAAGAGTGTTGCTCTCTCCTACGAGTACACCATACCAGCTTCCATTTATCTTATGTAAAGTACCTGCATACACATCCTTATAGGTGCAGTGCATAACCTGTGCGGTTGGTACTTTGGAAAGGAATAAATCTAACTGCGTTTTATTCGTAGAGGTGGTAGCTGTGAGCTGTACTGGAGTGTAGGAATACTTGATTGCCTCAAAGTCGGTTTCTATCCACTCGTTGTTTCTTAAAGTAGCGGCAAATGGGTATTGGCTACCATTCTGGAAGCCAATGATTGTCTTGCCGTTATTATAATCACTTCCATCCCCTGAAACAATAAGAATTGCGGTATTATAATGTTCCCAATTATTCGGTGCATTTAGATAGTTTGCTGTTCCCGATAAAATGTAAACACCTGCCTCTGTTACTGCCTTTAAGTCAGTACCGCTTGACAACACTTTCACTCTCGCTCCCACCTTTCCAAGAGTATCCTGTACGGCTTGTGCTAACTTTCCTATCTCAATGGATTTGTCTTTTACACCTCCGTTGAACAACTCGTTTATAGCACCTACGACTTCCTTTGAAGTGGTTGCAAGAGTATTGTCTTGCTTGTTCTGCTTATCTACAACCTCGTCAGCATAGTACATAACGATGTCCTCTGGAGTTGATGGACCTCCGTCTGTTCTTTTGGTAGTGATGATGAGCTCTCGTGAGGAGTTGAGGTATTCGTCGGGGATGTTGATAACAAGTCTTTCGGATCGTGACTTACCCCTTACTCCCGAGAGAATGTGGATGTTCTTTAGAGGAGACATCGGGTTTGTATTACTCTTTAATTCTATGTATATAACCCCACTGTCAATTTTGGCATACTGAAAAAAGTTCCCAAATATATTATTCGAACAGTTGCTCCCAAATATATTATTCGAACAGTCGTTACCGAATTTGTTGGAATTACAATAGAGTCCAAATGTATTATCTGCACAAAAGTTCCCAAAGGTGTTACCCCAAAGGTTGTTCCCGAAAGTATTATAGGAACAGTGCTCTCCAAATGTGTTAGAAAAACAGTTATTCCCAAACATAGAAAATTTGGGTGCTATTGACAATTTTGCAACTTCATCATAAGATTTTCTATCCGCAAAGAAATTGCCATTAGCATCCCTAAACTTCAAGTTCTTGCAGGCAGTATCTACCTCTAAGTCTGTAAGAGTTTGCGCTACTGTTTTAACATTGTTATTGACCTTTCCAGTAAGAGCAGTGTCTAATTTTCCCTCGGTTATCGCTCCGTCCTCGATATCCCACACCTTCACATCGTCGAAGAACGCACCCTGTGAACAAATGACGAGAGAGTGGAGATCGTCTCGTACAGCGGAGAAAATCACCAGAAACGTTTCGGTTGGCAGAGACAGGTGAGTATCATCTAATTTTATCGAGCCTTTAACGAGAAAAAGACCACTTTGTTTTGGTAGCACCTCTCTGGCGAATTTATTTTCATCTGTATTTATAAAAATCTTATTTTTCATTGTATTTCAAAAATAATTTCTTATATTTGCACTTGAAGAGTACGATATCTCGGGTCGGTGAAGTAAGTTCACTTGTCCATGTTCGTACTCTTTTTTTGTTATCCTTTATTCGTATATAAAGTATTTTGATGCATAAACTTTATGCAGTTTTCCGATAAGCCTGCCGCTCTTTTACCTCCACTAATCATATTATATCTCTTTGCTCTACGATATTCACCATAAGGAAAATTTGAGGTATCTGAGATAATAGCACCCGGGATATTTTTAACTATCAACCTTGTTGCATCTGTACCATCGGGTTTCGTTCGACCTGTGTTATCTTTTACTCTTCGGGTCATTCTTGTTAATGTACTTTGAATTTTAGGGCGCCAAAAAATTCTATTTCTAAATATCTCATATGCCTCAGAACATGCAGGCAATTTAATGGGACCATCAATCACACGGTCTGCTATGAAACCTGGGAGACTGTCTCGTTCAAGAGTTCTTCCGTCGTCTTCTTTTCTGAATGAAATGAAAGCATATTGATTTGGTAGTTCACTTTTTCGCCCTGTGCCATATACGGGTTCTAAATATTTAGTCAATAAGCCGTCTGGTTCACCTCTTAATACTTGCTTTCCGCACACCGCATAAGTGTCCCTTGTTCCATCTCCCGAAAGATGGACAGTGAAATGTAGCCCATCTTGGTTGACGTGTATGGGCAGAGCTCGACCGACGACAATCCTCTTCGGCCCTCGGTGGTCTTCATACTTTACCCTATTGAACTTCCAGCGGCCCGTCTCGTCCTGCGTCCAGATGAGCATGGAGTAGCGATGCAAGTGCACGCCATTGAAGTAAGGTGTCTCTTTCGTGGAGGCTTGGAACGAAAGGTAGTAGCCTTTCGTCGGTTCGTTGCTCGGTGCAGGGTCATTTGGGCCCAAAATGCCGAGGAACAACAAACCCTCCTTGTTGGTCAGTTCGTTTATTGCCCCTACGATGGTCTTCGCTTGGGTCGCAAGTGTTGCATCGGAGATGTTCTGCTTGTTCGGCACATCACCTAAGATAGCCTGCACCTCTAATGAGAGCTTCTCTTTGGTTATCTCTCCGTTGTGGTTGGATAGCGCATCTATGTTCGCCCTCGCCTGCGCTTTCTGCTCATTCGTATAGGTCTGCGGATAGACCTCTCCGAGGATATCCACCATCGCCATAAGAACCGCTTGAAGAACAGGTCCAGTTATTTCCCCTTGCCCATTCTTCTTTATCTGTTTGGCAATTACCTTTTTTAGTTTTTCGTAATCCATAATCAGTGATTTTTATTCGTTAAACATTCTTTGCTATGGTAACGCCCTTTCCTATCTTCTTCGCAACAGTGTCCGTTGTGAACTCACACGCAACCTCCGCAAGGTATCCCTGCTCCGCCCAAGTCGGTGTCATAAGGAAAGAAGTAGCCTCGTAGGTGTCATTCTTCGTGGAAATGCGTATGTGGTCGCTCAATCGGATGAAACGCATCACATCGCATACCTCTTCTGGAACAAGCAAGGTGAATTTGTATTTCTTGTAGGAAATCTGACTAATTGGGAATTGGTAGCCATTTCGCTCCGCCACCTCTTCCTCAAACTCGTATTCAGGCATACCTATCTCCGCATCGAAGAACATCTCATTCTTGTATCCGTCCGAATAGACTATTGCACCTGCGTCGAAAAGAAAATCCTCCACATCGTACCACTCTATCTTCATACAAGGCTCACAAAAGCCAAAATAAGCCGAATGCCAAGTGTCAATGCCGTCAGACAACTCCAAGTACATCTTGTCAGTAAGGCCCTCTAAAAAGGCTGTTTCTTCGCCTTTGTGGACTATGTATTCTTTTCTCTCAATAGTGATATACGAAAAAGCCAAAGCCAAGTCCGCTATCTTTGCATCGGTTTTCGCATCTCGCAAGACTGCACTCTTTATCGTCTTCGGAGTGATAGCAACCTTGTTGTAGGTAGCATTTTCCTCCGACACTAATTTGTTGTACTGAGTTACATAGATAGTTGCAGTACCTTGCGGAATAGCCACCATTCCACTCCAAGTGGTGTTACCTAATTCCGTAATAGGGTTTTCTACCTTTAACACATTTCCGCTCCCATTCACAAACGAAATCTGCGCTCCTTGAACTCTCGTGGTGATTTCTTGATAGAAGATAGGTGACGGCATATTGTTGATATACAAATAGCCGTTAGTAATCTCGCTCGCATCTATGCTGCCCACGCCTGCATTAAGACCGCTCTGCTCCACAAGGTTGCCGTTCTTGTCGAGGTAGCCATCTATGTACTCGGATGCAATCGCATCGGACGGAGCGAAGTCCTTTCTCTCCGCCCTTTGTATCTGGAAAGGCAAGATGTATCTCTTCGGAGAAAGATAGATGTAATCCCTCCCGAAAGCATACCACTTTGTTTGTTCTCCCTTGTCTAAAAAAAACGGAAAAGGAGAAATGTTGTTCCTGTTACTCATATCCTTTTAGATTTACTGCAAAGAGTAACCCTTTCTCCTTGCTACAAAGATAGTTTTTTTTTCTTTATTTTGGTGTAAAAACCAATGAAATTTCTAACATCTTGCTATCTATGTTCATCGTTACGGCATCTATCTGTCCATCTCCGACCTCGGTACGCACCAATTCCTGCAAGTCAAATTCCCTATATGGGCATATCACCTCTTGCGTCATAGACTTCTTGATGTCGTTACTTCGCACCTGCACTCCGTTCACCTTGATACTCCAAGCTGGCATATCGTACAAGTAAAACTTTTGCAGTCGGTAGAAAGAAAGAAAGCCGTTCTGCAAGGTGATGTCATCGCTAATCTGCAAGTATGGTACTTTCCACTTTCCGTTGTTCTTCACCGCACTGATGAGCGCAAAGCCGTCGCTCTCGCTCGCTGACGGATTGAGCAACATATAGTCCAAGTCCGAATTGAACCTATTGACAACAACACTCTCTATCTCTCCGCTCTTTACATACTTGCTCTCTATCTCTATCGGATTGCCCTCAAAGTATTCGGTGGTGTCATCCGCCCACTTGAACTCGTACCGCTCTGGCAATTCGTCCTTGTTGTACTTCACTTGATTGACCATATAAGACCACTTCTTGCCGTTCCTCGGATTGACTAACTGCGTCAAGTCTATGCCTACATTCGGAGTGGAGAAATATGCTCCGCCATTCATAAAGTACGAAATATGCTCTATGTGAAATGCGTACTCGCCCTCCTCATCATCCCACTCTATCCACCAATAGCACCTAAACGCATCTCTTAGCATATCCAAGACCTGACGCAAGGTGATGACCGCCTTTTGTGCCGGCTGCTCGTACTCGCCTGCAAGGATGTTGGACTTCTGCGTAATGAACAACTTGTAATTCGCATCCGTGTCTATCGGGTTGAAAGTATCGTACAGGAACTGACTATACTTTGGCTCTCCATAGAAAGAAATGCCATAACCTGACTTGCTCGTGACCTCCTGCAATAGCCTATCTATCACTGACGATAGCGGATATGCGTCTTTCAAGGTGTACTCCTTGCGAAGAAGTGGCTCTAATAGTATGTCATCGCTCGCAAAGCTGAACCAATATGAAAGCCCAGTCCAATAGGTCTTCGCAATCGGATAGTAATTCGGAACACCTGCGCTCGGAGTGACAGGTGGCTTTTGATAGTACAACCCATCATCATAGAACCATTCGGAAGTCTTCGAGGTAATCTTATCATATATGGTGATTGTATTGTCATACTGATACCCAAAAGCCCTGCGAAAATTCCTATTGTCGCTCACCATATCTTGGCTTGACAACTTCGCTGGATGGTAGGTCTGACTGCCAATCGTCACTTCTTCCACATCGCATAGGTATCTGCCATAGAAAGAGATGTCCTTTATCTCCACATCCAAAGTCCCTACGGCTCCGTTCTTCGGCTGCATTGTGAAAGAGGTCTTCGGATAGTTTGAATTTACGAACTGCCACAATATGGTATTGTCGGATATCCTTTTTATAGTATATACGAAGTTTGCACCTTGCGAAAAGGTTGATACTATCACCTCGAACTTGTATCCGTCCTTTTGCATAGACCACTCCCTTTCCGTGGGGATTGCTCCGTACATAGCATATGGCACTTGCGGTGTGGTCTTTCCGCTCAAACTTACTACCCTATGCGACCGAATTGGTGCAAAGAAATACTTGTTCTCCATATCCGCTGCGCTGTCCACCTCTGTACAAGGCTGCTCCCAAGTCATCCCCTGAAAGAAACAAGATACACTGCTCTCACCAAGCGCATAGATTTGTATCATACTGCGTTTGTCCAACTGAATAGCCTGTATCTCGGGAAATAACTTCACCAAATCAAACTCCTTTTCTATTCCGCTCAATACATCCGAATAGATGTCTGTCATCTCTGGGCTTGCAGTAAATGTCCTATTGTCTATGTTGAATACGCAATCCGTCTTGTAGAACCTGCCCTCCCATAGGAGTTGAGCATCCTCGTACACCAACAATACAAACTCCGTTTCAATATCGGAATTGTACACAAAGTCAAAGTCATCATTGACAAAGGTGAAAGTCCCCGAAAGTTTCTTACGGAAGTAGTATTCTCCGTTATCGTGCTCCCATTTGAGGGTAACATCATCGTTGAACAAAGGGTACACCCTCCTTTGTGAAGTAGTGTTCCCCTTGCGTAAAGTAAATCTATAATTCGGTTGCATAGTCTTAACTCCTTATGATTTTCTTTGTGTTCTTATAGTACATTATGGTCTTTCCGCCTACATTGACAACCTTTTGACCTCCCTGCTCGACAAGGTCGCTCACTCCCTTTTCCAGCTTGTGTAGGTCGGCTCCTTGTGGAATTGTGATATTCCCACCAAAGGCATTTCCATAGGACTGCTCAAATGTTCCGTGATTGAGCGAAGAAATAATGTCGGACACCCTCTCCACTCCGTACTTGTTCACATTCCGCTTGTTGATGACACCTATCATCTCCCCTCTCTCCACTCTGCGCCTTGTGCCGTCAGGCTTGCGACCGAAGTCTATGTCGTGTCCGCTTGCGTGCGAACCACCATAATTCAAATACTCACTCATACCCTCTCCGTACTGCTCCGTCTGTGCGTTGGCTAACTGCTCCGCCCTTATCTTTGCTGCTCCGAAAGAAATCCACATAGCACCAATAGCCGCCAAAGCCAAAGGGATACCTGCCGCTCCTTTCTTTCCCTCTGCCGACCAGATGTTAGCGGTAGCGGTGATAAGCGACTGAATTTGTTGTGCGGTGTCTATCGCCCTCTGTATTCGTGCCAATTCCTGCGCATCCTGTGCTGCTTTCTTCGTGAGCTTCCTCTTTTCCTCGTACTCCTTGCGTGCATAGGAAACATTGTTGGCAAATCCATTGGCTCTCGCCTCCAATTCGTACTCCAAGAGAGTTTTGGCGGCATCCTGCTCTTTCTTTGCACTCTCCACCGCAATCTCCGCCATTTTCACCCTCGTTTCCATCCAGTCTTTCATATAGCCAAGACTTTTCAACATCGCCCTGTCTATGTTCTTGAAGTAGTCTATGTACTTGTCCTGTACCTTGCGGTTCTCATTCTTGTCCTTTTCGCCATACTCATCGCTATAAGCGGCAATAATCTCAAAGATACCGCCATAGTTCTTCCTCTTCTTTCGTTTTTGCTCCTTTGTTGCGGTAGTCTCGGTCTTCCCTTGTAAGCTCATCAATTTGGCGAAGACCTTGTTGTACTCCTCTATGGTGAGGTTGCCACTATCTTTCAGTATCTGCAAGTAGTCAGTCCAATACTTAATTTCCGACTGCAAGAGTGCATCGTTGGTGTTTTTCTTCAATAACTCCAAGTCCTTGCCACTCTTTGCCTGCGCTTCATAGGTAGCATAGATAGCACTATCACGAAGTGCTTTCTCCTGCTCTAATTGCGTTTTTAACGCAACAAATTCCTCATCCACAAATTCTTCATTCACCTCAGGCACCTCCGTCAATAGGAGTTTCTTTCGCTCTTTCATATATGCAGCACGAGATGCAACAATAGCATTATTGATGTAGGTAAGTTGTTTGTCTATTTCTTCTCGCTCCTTTGCATCTGCGGTCTTCTGCTTTTCTAAAAGTTCGTTTCGTGCATCCTCGTACTTCTTCTCCGACTGCCTATACGAGAGGGTGAGTTTAGCCAAAGCCTTGCCCAATCCGTCATCCATAGCATTGACATACTCGTTCATCAGGTCGAAGAAGTAGTCGCCTATCTTCGTATCCTTGCCACCTGCTCCACTGCCTGTACTATCCGAAAGCAAACCAAAGCCACTGATGCGGCTTTCCAGCTCTTTCATATAGTTGTCATATTCCTTAATCTTCGCATCGTATTCGGATGTTATTTTATTTATCTCCGTTTCCTTTGCTAACCTCGCTTGTTCTTCCGTGCGTCTTGCAACAGTAGCACCAGCCGAACTTTGAACGATGTATGTATCATAATTCTTCTTTTCCGCCTCCGCTAATGCCTTTTCCTTTGCGGTAATGGCAATCATCTTCTTTTCCTCGGTTTCCGAAATCTTGTTCAAATAGACTTGTGCTTTTGCCCTCCGTATAAGTGCTTCGGTGAGTTTATCGTACGCACCAGCCGCCTTTCCTGCTACAATGGCTTCCGCATCCACATTGTTTAAGTATTCGGGATATAACCTCTTTAATTCGGTTGCCGATGCAATCCTTTCCTCGTAACTCCTATTCAAGTCTTGCGAAATGTTGTAGAGGGTCTTTGCCTTTGTAGCCGCCTTTGCGCCCTCTTGACTTGCCTTCAAGTCCGCTTTGGAAAGTTCATTTTGTAGGTCTATCGTTTCTTTGAGCACATCGTTGTACTCCGACTGCTCCTTGCGCTTCTTCGCCAAGTTCCTCAAAAATAAAGGTAGGACAGTCAATACAAGCACCAATGCAGACTGCCAAGAGAAAATGGATTTAACCAACAACTTCGTAACGGATAGATTTTTGTATTTAGCCGCTTCCGCTTTCAGTGCAGCCGCTTTCTCGGCTTCTCCTGCTGCTTCTGCTGCTGCTATCTGCTCCATAAGCGCAGTTCGGCTCTCCCTTACCTTGATAATATAGTCCTGCATGATAGGGATGTTGTTGGAGAGGGCTATCGCAAAGGTGGTCGGACTGACCGCAAGTGCCGGCAACTCTCGTAATACTTGCGTGGTCGCGATATTCAAACCACTGACCGCCTTGCTATACTGACCGACCTGTAATTGGAACTTACCAGTAGCCTGCTGCATAGCGTTCATCCTCTCGTAGATGTCTTTAAGGTTTTCTACAAGTTTCTTTCCTGCATCCGTCTGCTCTCTCTCCGCAGTGGTCATATTGTTTACGAGGGTTTTCAGCGCAGTGTATTGAGCGGAAAGTCTATCGTATGAATTTTCCCTCGACCGCCCTATCTCTACATTCGCTTGCAGTACCCTCTTGCGCTCCCTCTCGCTATTGTTCAAAGCCTTGATTGCTTCGTCGTACAACTTCACATCCACTTTTAGGTTCTTGTAGACCTCACGCAGTTTGTCTATCTCGTCCACAACAGGCTGTGTGTTCGGCTTGGGGATGTTGCCACCTCTGCTCGGTGTAGTCATCTGCTTGCGGAGTTCTTCCATTTTCTTCTTGATTTCCCCAATGGATACTTCGCTCTGTGCCTGCAACTGCTTGATTTGGTCTATCCAACTTTCAAAACCCTGTTGCACATCTGGACTGACAAGGTCGCTATAATGTATTTTGTTGTTGTCCATATCACTTCTTTTTTATTCGTTCCAACTCTTTGTTTATCCTTTCTAATCGCTCGTAGGCGGAATAATACTCCATAACGGAATACTCCTTTGCCTTTCCTCCGAACTCCTTGCTCAATGCTAAGCACATCTGCTCGAACTGCTTGTCAAACTGCAATTCCACACTCGCCTTGCCGTCAAACACCAAAGGCTTGTAGCCAATGCTCAACAACTCTCCCAACTTCGCTATCTCCGCAGAATTGTCAGTATCATTCAGCACCTCATCTACCTGCAACAAGGCTCGCTTTCGTGCATAGTCTAAAAGGTTCTTATTTTCGCTCTCAAATACCTGAGGGAAGTAATCCCTCAACTCCTCGTCCAATCGCTCTCTAATGCCCCTTTCTGCCCTTGCCATAGCCAATTCCGATGCGTCCATAACCATCTCGTATAGCTTGTATACTCCGCTGTCGGAAAAATCCTCCCAAACCTTGCCGTCCACCGAATACACGAAGTACATAAAGCCTATGTGGCGGATGTCCTGCTCATTCAATATGGTGACTATGTTGTGGCGCATATTCAACAATTCCCTCTTTGCCTTTGCGGTGTCAAAGTCTATCAACTTCATTATCCGCTCAATGTGCTCATCCACATCCGCTATGCTATCCCCAATTCCACTCGCCACCATCATATACTTGCTATACTTGTGGAAGCGCACTATCGGTAGGTCTTCTATGCTATCGTAGAACTCGAACCTATGTCCGTTTATCTTTTCTTCTTTCATCGTATGTTGCAACTAAAAATAGGAATACTCAACCAATAAATCGGTGCACCAAGCAACACCAACACGATGCAAACACCCAATCCCAACCAAAAGGACTGACAAAACGAACAAGAAAACAATTTGTAGAGGAAGTCGTTTGGTGCGTGCGCCTGCAAGTAGGACAAAATGCCCCATTTCTCCGCTAATGTCCGCAAGAACTTCACGAACAAAGCCACTAATACTACTGCTATTCCGAACTCTATCATATCAAATCTATGTCAAATTCCAAATTGTAATCTCCACGAAGATACTGAGCCAACTTATCCACATTGAAGTCAAGATTGTAGTCGTTATTGAAATCTCCGAACATAGCTTTTAGGCAAGGCACATTCACCCTCAATTCTCCGTCTATCCTCAATCCTCCGTATGGATGCATCAAGAACTGATTGACCTTGTGGTCGTAGTCGAAGTCCTTGAACACATTTTGCGGTTGCTCGTAGATGTATTCAAGAGAGTAAGTCACTCCACGAAGATGAAACTGCCCCAAAACTGCCATTATTTGCTCCTTAACCGCCTCTCTATTGCGTTTTGCTGGCGAAGACGATACTTTGTCCACATCGTACCAAAAAACCACTGAAAACGGGCTTTTTAGCACACTTGCGGACTTCTCCCATACGCTTTGTGGGTCACGCAAGTAGAAGAAACAAAAATTGCCCAACCCCGCACACGGCATTACCTGTATGTACCTGCCATTGTTCGTGTAGATGTTTGCGCTCGTAAAGGTCTTTCCGTCCTTGCGCTCCGTCAATCGCTCCGTCAATCCGAAGATGTTGTCCAACCAACCTATGTTTTGCGCCAAACGCAACTGAATTTGCGCCACGGACGCATCGAACAGGCGACTATCTTCCTTAATGTAAACTTTCATATCTCTATCATTTCAAAAAAATTCCTTACCAAATCTGGCTTAATGTATTCCTCCGACACTTCTCCCCACCGCTCTTTCGTCAATCCGAAATTGCCCTCTCCGTACTTATTTATAATCTTTCGTGAGTAACTCGTACTGCCACAAAAACACAAATACTCATCCGCAAACTCTATGTCCAATTCAAGATGAAACTTGCCGTTGATATAGAGGTTCGGTGCATCTGGGTTGCGTACCGCATCGGACGGATAGGTCAATTGCTCTTTCCACTTCTTGTAGTTTTCCGCTGCCTGCAAGGTGTTGAAGTATCCACCCGGCTTTATGTCCTCGGAATAGGAGGGACGCAAATCCTCACCGCTGGAAGATTTGCCCTCAAATAACTGCTCCCTCTGCATATCCAACAACTCCTCCTTGCGAGCAAACAAGCTGTCCCTCACAATGCTGTCCATATTGTCGCAAAAGGAAGTTATTCCCCTTTCTATTTCCGTAAGCGCATCTAACATTATATTGAGCCTATGTGTATTCCTCCGTTCCTACAAGTCAAGCAAAGTGGGTCTAATCCCCTCGTATCTATGCTCAAAGCCTTGAACGCCCTGTCCAATTCGCCTTTCAGTCCTCGTATGCCTTGTCCATTTCCCTCCGCCTCAAAGAGGATGTCGTTCCTATCTGCATTGAACTGCACCCTGTTCACCTCCACCTCGGGGTTCATCGCAAGGGCTTTAAGTGCATTGGTAGCCACCTGCTTTTGGATGACATTGGCAAAGTCATTTCGCATAGCGATGATAGTGTCCGTCAGGTCACATCCCATAGAGAACTGCAAGTTCAGTCCATAGTTGTCCCCATTGGTGTAGATGTTGTCCGCTATGTCCCAAAGCAAGCCGTCCCAATCCTCTATGTTCACATAGAAAGGTGACAACTGCACCCACTTGCCCATAGCCCTATACACATTGAGGTCGCCCTTGTTGCAAGTGCCGCACGGCTCTCTGCTCCAATCCCTGCCAAAGTTGATGCTCTCCATATAGTCAGGCAATTCCGCCTGCGAATAAACCAAGTACCAACTACCTCCCGAATTGAAATCGTGGCTGAAATACGGCAAGTAGGTTTCGGGCAAGTCAAACCACTGATAAGTACCTCTTGTTGCGGTGTAGTTGAACTCCTTAACCCACACAGGCTCTCTGTGCGAAGAATGGAACAAGTACACCTTGACCTTGCCTATGTTCCCTGTGAACTGCAAGCCGATGCGCTCTAACTTCATAGTCGCTCCGTTTGCCCTTACTGGTGTAATCTCAAAGCCTACGAGGTGACCCTTGTTCGGTGTGCGGTTTTCTATACGCCCTGTGCCGTCAAAGAGTGTCCTGCGGTCTATGATGTTCTTCGTTTCAAGCCCTACCACCTTTTCCGTGATGAACCTTTGCACGACCGCCTTTATGCCACTATCCGTGAGTTTGGATATGTACTCCGTCAGTGCGTGGTATAACTCCCAATAATCACTGTCCAAGACACTATGCCCTGTATTTCCGTCCACAAGACTTCGATACAATTCATCTTCGTATGCCACAACATCCCCTTTGGAATAGGTCTTGCGTAAGTTGTACTCAGGATAAACATAGTCTTTCGGCATTATTGCTTTCATCGCCCTCAGCGTCAGCATAGGATGCGCCTCTTGAAAGTACAATCCGCTATCGGTTTGTGTCAGCTCATCCCCGATGGTGTACTCCTTTGCTCGGGACTGCTCCCATCCTACCAAGCCTTGAAAGGCATTTACTATCTCTCTTATTCGTATCATATAAATTTTTGTTTTTCCAAATTTACGAAAAAAGGAGAAAGAAAGTCTTATTTCAACTCTCTTTCCCCCTTTGAAAGACTATTTTCTTGCGCCTACGCAGCCGCCTTTGTAGGTACCGGATTTGCCTTGGTGTTGGCGATGACTACCTGTGGAGTGTAGTCAAGACCCTTTGCAACCTCTGCCTTGATGATTGGGTTTGCAAGAGTATTCGGTGCAGAGTTGTATGCTACGACGAACGCAACATCCACGCTGAAACCATAGTATTCCTTGACATCGCAAACCATATCGGCAGTTGCAGCTCCTGCAATCTTGCTCTGGTCGCCCACTTCCTCGTAGTAGTGCAGACCGACAGGGATGTCAATAAACGGCATATTGATAACATCCCACTGGTGAGAACCGCTCTGTGCGCCTCTTGCGGCTGCTCTATCGTAGCGGTAAAGCATATCTACACTTCCCTCCTCTACTGCATAGAAAGTAGCATACTTGCCCTCTGCATTTGCAAGGCGGTTAGAGAAGTGGAAATCCTTGCCCTCGTACTCCAGCGACTTGTCTACCTCGTTGTAGGTGCCAAGTTCCATAAGCTTTCCGAGAATAGACTTAACACCAGCGTTTCCGATGATGTTCACCTTGCCGTAGAAGTCGTTAGCCTCCATAATCGGCTCAATGTCGCCAAGTATGTTCTCTCGTGAACCGAAAGGCACTTGGAGGGTGTCCGCAGTCGTGCCGTAAAGCAAGGTGTCTGCAAATACCTTCGTCTTGTTGCTTTCGAGCGCAGAGATAGCGGCACTATCAAGCGCAGCACCAAGCGACCTTGCACACTTCTGCATCTTTGCCCAGAAGTCCTTCTCGTAGTCAATATCGTTGTTGGAATACTGACCCGGCACCATCGTGAAACCTACTGCATAAGTCACGAAAGTTACATCCACGAGCGCAGAGGTGTTCTCTGCATCTGCAACAGTACAAGTACGACTGTTGCTTACGGATACGGTTCCGTCATACTTGAGGACCGGAACCTGAATGTCAGCACCTGCCGACCTCTTTGCATCCTCTCTCATCTTCTCGGTGAGAATAGGTGCTCTCTGGCTCTGAACTCGGAAGAAGTTCAAAGCACCATAATCGCTCAAGCGATTTTCGTTTTTGTCAAGCCTCGTGTTCTTTTCACGGATAGCCTGAATTTTAGTTGCTACTAATGTCATAGTTTAGAACTTTTTATAGTGATACTTTTTAGACTTCCCCTTTGTCCGTTATTATTTCAATGGTAGTTCAGCGATTTTGTTTTCTCGCCAATACTTATCCAATTCCTTTTGGAACGCAGTCGAACCTTTGACAAATCCCCTTGTTAGGAGGTCTTTTGTCGCCATCTCCATAGCCTCAGCCTGCGTAGTGGCGGTGGATGGCGTGGTGACTTGTTTCTCGGTTGTTCCTGTTCCTGTCTTGGCTTTCTCCGCTAATATACCAAAATTTGAGAACTCTTTCAAAAGAAGTTCCTTTGCGGTGTACGGATTTAGCTTATTCTCTGGGTTGTTCATCGGTGAACCATCCTCATTGTGGAAAATAAGCACTTCCTTTCCGTTTCTTTCTTCGTATTTAGGGTTCTTGCTCTTTACTCTCTCGACTGCCTGCTTGACCAGAGTGTCCAAAGCCACATCGTTTAGTCCGTCCTTGAACTTGATACTTGACTTTGCGACCTCGAAATCGTGGCCTATTCGGTAGTTTAAGAGTTTCTTGGCACTCTCACCCTCCAAAGACTTATATTTCTCTTGTAGGGTATTGAATTGCTCTTTGGTGCTCTTTAATTCCGCTCTCGTGGTCTCCAACTCGGCAGCGGTCAATTCGTCCGCCTTGCTGGCTGCCTGCTCTTTGAGGGTCTTAATCTGCGCCTCGTACCCTGCTTTCATCGTGTCTATCGCTCTTGGCAGATAGTCGTAGGTCTTCTCCGCACCATTCCTTGCCACGCCTGAGTGCTGCTCAATACTCTCATCCAACTGGCGATAGTGCTCGCCAAACTTAATTCGGAACTGCTCGTTCTCATCGTTCTGTGACAAGGTGACGATTGCTCCAATCTGCTCATCGCTTAACCCTTTAAGCGCATCGTTAGCAACGATAATTTCTTGTGTCAGCATACTTTAATTCTCCTTTCGTGGTCTTCCAATTTTCTTCTCCTCGGCAGCGGCAGCATACTTCTTCTCGAAATCAGCCCTTACCTCGGCTTCTATCTCCTTGCGCATCCTCTCTTCGGGTGTCTCTACGATGACCTCCTCATTGTACTTGCCTTCGGGATGATGCAATACATTGACAGTAAAGCCCTGCAATTCGAGGTTTCTCTTTACATTGTCAAACATCTTCGGATTGGTCTTTATCACCTCTTGACGGCTCATCTTCTGCCCTGTCTTCGGGTTAAAGGCAATCTTCTCAATAGTGTAGTGGACATAAGCCTCCTCACCTTTCGGAAGCTTGTATGTCGCTCTTGTTACTTTTGCGTTCTCTCGCATATTCCAATAATGTATTATAAATAGTTTCTATCTTCGCCTCGTGGCTAATATCAGCCCCGAAATCCAAGATATTCGTGTTCTCTCGCTCGAACCGACTTACAAAGTTACTAAAATCGTTCTTCAAGATAACTTCTTCCGCATCTATAATCCCATTGTTGTATAGGTTCAAGACTTCGGATTTCTTCAAGTGACGATACGGCTCCAGCTCGGAAAGGAGCATCATCCTCTGCATCTGCATCGGATTGTGGCGGTATTCGGTTTCTATCAACTGCGTCCTCAGCGCATCCAGCTCGGTGTCGCTCGCTCCACCCTCCTTTGCCATGTTGTACCTGCTGCGTAGCACCTCTGGTGTGAGAGTATAGAACTCCGTTCCGTAGTTGATGTTCGCAGAGATGAAAGTGTCGGGATAGCGCAGCTTGCAGATAGTGGTATCCACCCACCATTGGGCATCCTCAAAGCCTTTTTTCACTCGGTTCAATACATTGTCCTTGCTCTCATACGATGCATCCACCTGCTTGTCGGCAAGGGACGCCTCGTTGATGATAGTGCTATCCACGCCCACACAAGATGCGATTAACTCCTTGCGCAGCCTGTCCAAGTCCTCTACATTGTAGTCAAGGCTATCTCGGTCTATGCCAAGCATCTGTATAGGGTTGCGCATATCGGGCATTCCGTCCGTAGGTACCGGCACTTCTATGTACGAGCCTGCACCTGCCAAAGACTTCTTGCTCTTGCAGATAGGACAGGCAACAGGGTTGCCCATCACATCTAAGACCATAGTGCCGTCAGGCTTTTGCAGATAGCCGTGATGACAAGAATTGCCGTCCTTATCCGTGTAGTCGCACTCCTCCTCGTATCCCGAATAGATAGGGAAAGATGCGTATAGGTCAAGGTGTTTCTTTGACAAGTCGCGGAAAAGATAGTAATCCAAGTCGGCAAGCACCTTACTCAAAGGCGACTTCTTCACATCTGGATTGGATAGGCTTAATGGCTCATTCCAAAAGAACCTTGCCGGGCAATAGCTAAGTCCGTGAGGGGACTCCGACACGAGAGCCACAAGAGAGGTATTTTTGACCTCGAAGATGCGGTAGGATGTATCGTCGATAACTACAACCTTTCCGTCTGCCCTTCTGAAAATAAGCCATTCCATACTGCCGTTAAAGCCATTGGTGCCGTATGATACTACATCCGCTATGGAAACAGGGTAGAAGTAAGGAGCGGATTTTCCCTCCCTTTCTTCGCTCGGCATATCCACAACCAAGATGCAGTTTATTTCGGTCTTGAAGTAATCCCACATCTTGTTGCTCCATACACCCGGCTCCCCAAGTATCATCGTGCGGTATCTCTCCCAATCGGCTTTCGCATCCACGCTCCTAAACTGATAATCAATAGCGGGGTTGCGTCCATCGTGCACCTTTGCAAGTATGGTGAAAATCCTATCGGTAATCTTGTTGGTAGGTAGAGGAAATTTTAGATTGTTGATGCAGTTTAGGTATTTGTCCGTCGGCAACAAAGATTTGAGGTAAAGGCAGAAGTCATTGTATGGTCTTCCCAACACGGCAGACATATTCGTATCTGCGTGGAACTTTATCCTTTCCTGCTGTCTTAATGCTTCGTTAATCTGCGGTCTTTTGCTCGACTGATTTAACTCGGCTTGTATTTGGCTTTTTGACAAACTCATTTCCTGTCCATTCTAAATTGTCATCCACTACTTCCCAAGCGCAATTGTGAAGTCTTAGTATCCTTTCTGCGTGTTCTATCTCAAAGAACTCTGTTGCCTTGCTCCCTTTCGGAGCAAGTGCAACAAGTGTCTTCTTCGCAGCCATACCTTAAAGGTCGGTTACTGCGTTAAACCCTGGCGTAACTATCACCAAGTCGTCGGAGTAGTTAGGAGCGAAAGAGAACTGCAAAGAGTTACTGTCAGGCTCCTGCAATCCTCCGTGTATCTTGTCGCCCACAAAGAGCGACTGAATAGGAAGTGGGAAATGCGCCTCACCTAACTTTCTCGCCTCTATCTGTCCGTGCTCGTTGATAAGGTACACACCAAGTGCACCCTCGCATTCAAGTGCTTTGAGGGACTTGATTGCACTCTGCATCCACTCACGGAGCGCAAAGGACATATTGGTAGCATTTCTGCCTACCCTCATCTCCACTCCGCCAAGAGTATCGTTTCCACCACCAAAGGTGATGGCATCTCCGCCATCCTGTGTAGGGGCTTCTACGAAAGGAGTAACGACAATCTTCGTTCCGTCATTTGCACCTGTGAATTTCTGCCAAGTAGCAAGTTTGGTGATGTCGTTAGTGGTGTCAAACTTGTTTTTGGTAGTACCTGTTGAATAGATACGAACAAATGCAAGTTTCTGTATCTGTCCGAAACTCTGCTTGCATTCGGTATTCGGGATGTCAGGCAAAGCTGCGGTAGTAGTACAAGAACAAATTCTCATAATCTTATAAAATTAAAAAGTTTATACTTTGGCTTACCCTTTGCCTACATTTGCAAATATATAAAATCTTTTTGATATATGTAGAAAAAGATTTGCAGAACCAAAAATTTTTACTACATTTGTAGTACCAGCAAATCGAACATAACAGAAATATAACGCCTATTATTAGGCGAATTAAAAAGTTCGAGGGTCGGTTTGCTGGTTCAATTCCTCGGACTTTTTTTATTGACATAGACTTGACGGAGGAGCGGAAGTCTGATTACGAGTTACCGCTATAAAAAAAAGCCAAGTGAAACCCTACCACCTTGTTAAGAAGTTGTCAAATAGGACAATGGAGGGACATAGAAAAAAAAATTTAGTGCGGGCAACATTGAACCCTAATGACCCGCGACTTCACAAATAGTCTATGTGACAAGGAAAGGTACTGCAAGAAGGAGGTTTGGGCAATATGCACCACCGACGTGCACTTAAAATCCCAAAGGGAAAAATCGAAGTCAAGAAGCCAAATTGTGAACTACTCTTCATTTTTGTTCCTTGTAGCAATAGAACAGGGTGAAGGGTATAAAGGGGTTGGAATGTCTAAAATTGAAGAAAATGAAAGTACGAGTAAAGAAATTAAGAGAAGAAGCGGATAATTTATCCGAGACAGACAGAGGTGCTAACGGCTACGGCTCAACAGGAAGATAGTATGACAGACGAAAAAGTAAGAGAATACTGCAAAAGATGCAAGTTCCGCGAAATTAGAGGATGCAAGACTACCAAGAAAGTGGAGTACTTCTGCATCCAAGCAAATGCCTTCCACTTTCAATTACCACAATGTCCACTTAAATGAAGAAAACAATAACACCAGTCATTACAGGCATAAGACCTGCACAAAGACCTATCTTCCGCCTGCACTATCACCCTGATACCATTCGGAAGAACATCGCCCTGCTCAAAGAACAGTGCGAAGAAGAACAAGCGCAATTCCTCTTCGAGGACATCCAAACCCTCGTGGACTTTGCACTCTCAAAACTCAATATCAAGAAACCAACGAAATGAAGAATTTTACATTCACCGCAATTTGGCTCGTATGGCTCATTTTAGGGGTCATACTTGCGTTTATAGGCATCGTCAGTCCCATAGTGGCTCTCTTGCCTATATTGCTCCCTATCGGCTTTATTTTCGCTATGATGCTAATAACCGAATGGAGCACACTCTTTACTATGATACTCCAAAAACGAATGGAAAAGAAAAAGGAGGACTAATTCGCCCTCCTAATTCCCCTATGCTTATATCCCACATATCCTCGTGTGGGATTTTTGCATAGTATCTCCCTCTGAACAATACTGCTCAATACATCCGGCACATCGTCGTGCGCGTTCGCCTTGAAATGCCGTACGAAGCCGTTCAACTCCTTGAAAGCCTTCGGCCACCTGCTCTCCCATCCCAACGGAAAGATAATCTGTGATATTACATCCCCTGCCGAATTGATAATCCTCGCCTCCTTGTTCCCCTCACTGAAGTACAATTCCACCTTTGCCCTCACTTTCTTCGCTATGCTCATTCCGAACTGCTCACCCCCTGCGTTCCGCTCACACCACACAACCTGACTTCCCTGCATATTTATCTGCTGAGGTATTACAATGCTCGTCTCCTCTACCCCTGCATTGCTCAAATAGATGTCCGTCACCAAGATGAACACCAACGGCTCAAATCGCCTCGTCTGCTCATTGTAGATGTTGTTCTTGCTCCTATACACATCGTAACAGATACTGCAAGTGTCATCCCCGCCCTTGCCGGCAACGTCTATGCAACATCCCTTGCGCACCATCACTCCATACTCGCTCTTGTCTGTATAGGTCTTGAACTCACCATATAACTTGTTGTCCTCACTGAACGGATTGCCCTGATACAAACACTCGAACACATAAGGGTCTGCCTTCTTCTTCGCCAATAAGGTCTTTAAGCTGCTATGGCTCGGGAATATCACCTCTCCCTCCTCCCTCGGGTCTATCTCCGTAGGTCCACCCACCTTGATAGCCGGGAAGTTTACATACGCCCAATCATCCCCGACCTTGTCGAAGTCCTCCCACCTCTCTATCTTCACTACCCTCTCCGTCTGCATAATCCTACCTATCAAGTCGTCCTCGTTCCACCTCGTGAACACCATCAACTGCTGACCCCAATCCTGCAATCGAGACAATACCACACTCGTGTACCACCTCCAAGTCTTGTTCCTCACTATCGGACTGCTCGCCTCATTGTAGTCCTTGTACAAGTCGTCCATAATCATCACATCTACCTTTCTTCCCGTCAATGAACTGCCCCTACCTACAACCCTCAATCCACTGCCGTCCTCCCCAACTACCTGCGTCTCATCCGCGTTGCACTTGTACTCCCTGTTCTCCCTGCCGTCACTGATGATAGTGTACGGAAAGACCGCCCCGTAAGCCTCCTCCCTCATCGTCCTCTGTACGTCCGAATTGAAAGTCCTCGCTAACTCCGTGTTGTAACTCCCTATCACAATGTTGTCACTCGGACGAGTACCCATTAGAAAACTCGGCAATCCCCTACTGCTCCCGAGGCTCTTCCCGAATTGAGGTGGCGCACTGATAATCAACTTCCTTATCTCCTTATGAGCAAACTTGTTTAATATGGCATAGTAACTGCGATGACACTTCGTCATCTCTAACTCAGGATTGATGTATCGCATATATATCCCGAAGTCCCTCTCCGCCATATATCGCACCATCTGCTCCGCGTACCTGCTCTCGTCCATCACCTGCCCTCCCTGTACTTGTCGTCCTGCATCTCTCCAACTATCCTACGCATATCCTCCTCACTCAAACTCCCAAAGTTGTACTGATTGATAGTCTGCTTCCTCTTGTCACTCCTGCCAACAACCCCAATCAATCGCATCCGCTGCATACTTATCCGCAACAATGTGTCCAAATACCTCGGGTCCCCACTCTGAGGACGGCTCGCAAAACACTCGTCTATCTCGTCCATACTCAATCCCCTCGCCATCAACGCAGCATACTCCATAGGCTTCAACGACCGCCTACTGTTCTCGTAGTCCCTCATCACTACCTCCTCCAAACTGTCTATCCGCATCATCTCCCTACTTATCATATCGTCCATAGCCCCTATGTTCGCAGCCCTCCAATCCTCTAACGCAGCACTCTTGATGTTTACTACGCTATTCTTCCCTACCTTGCACCCCCTCTTGATGTCCTCAACCCCCTTGCCATCCGCAATAGCCCTCATCACTGCTACCCTCTTCTCGTCCGTTAGTCTTTCTTCTTTTCCCATTTCTTTTTCCTCCTTTCCCACAAAGATAATACTTTATTTCCTGTTTTCGTACCGCGCGTTATAGGAGGGGTAACTCCCCCCCCTCCACCGCTCCACACCACGGGGGTACTAAATTTGCCCCCTCCTGTTGTCTTTGCTTGTCGTGGGTTGTTAGTGTTGTTGTCGGTGAGTTCAGGCGTGGAGGCGTTCAGGTCCTCCACCTGCAGCCCCTTTCGTTTGCCCCTCCAGATGCCAAAAAGCCCCAAAAAGCGTCTTTTTGTAAGTGCTTGAAAGTGTTTTCCCCGTATTTTCGGAGACCAAAACGGCAAAAAAGCGACTTTTTGTATAATTTGAGGATATGGGATTAGGTGCAACTTTGCTCTATTTGCCACAACTTGCAACCCCTTTCGTAGTGCGTGTTTGTTCGTGTTTGGGTGCGTTTTTACTTGAAGTATTACTTTAAGTAATGGCGAATAATGTGCTATAATTCAAGGTTTTAAGGTGCAAAACGTGAAATAGTTTGCGTTTTCTAAAAGGTAACCCCCACAAAAGCGCAAGCATCGTCAATAATTGCGTAAACGGATAAACCTACAAAAGCGCAATCCCTTAATATATCTGAGTAAATGCAAATGGTTGTATTTTCTTTTTTCGTTCAATGTTTGCAACCCTTTGAAATACAAATACATAAAAATTTATCTGCAAAAAAGATGAAAAAAACTTATAAAATTATTTGCATATATCAAATATTAGGTATACCTTTGCAATCGAGTTCAGGGGAAAAGCCCGGACGATTAGTATTATTATTCACTTATTAAATTTTTTTATTATTATGGAACAGACAATTAACAGAAAAGAGTTTTACAACTACACTCTAACAATTAGCACCCCTTGCCGTTCGCAGTGGGAAAAAGGTATTGAATTTTACTCGCATTTCCTCGCTGAAAAATTCAATGATAACTATTTACCTGAAGAAATAGAGGTAAAAGATATTTTCAATATTCTCCTAAATGGTGCTACATCTTGGCATCAATTCGCGTGGGATGGTTGCGGGTTGATATATAATGAAGCAATAGCAAACACCCTTTTAACACCCTCTCAGCGCAAACGCATAACACAAAGAGAGACACTCAACGGATACCATCTTTTAGACCTCGAAGCCGACGTCCTCAAATATGCTTCCGCTCGTGTATATAAGTGGGCTAGAATATTTGCAAATAAATAATAATCTTCTAAAATTTAAGATATTATGTATACTTTTATAGTTTCTTTCTGGAACTCTCCACGGGTGGAGGTTCAAACCCAAAGCGACGATATAGAGGAAGTTTTAGAAAAAGCAATCCCAAAATTTGAGAAAACCGCCCCGGGTTTTCTTTGGGATGTCGAGGAGGTAGAGAGCGCTCCAGACTTCGACGAAAATAAACCGGATGCCATCTACGTAGATGCTACGATGGAGGGTGCAACCCATCCATATTACATCTCAGAGGATGTTATAATTGAATTAATGTAGATTATTATGAAAAGAAAAGATAATTACAAATCTCTGTATATTTCAAATTTCAGGGATACTAACAGCCCCCTTTGGAGTGCAATTATTGAGGCTCAAAGCATCTTACAAGTATTCAATCCATTATATAAAGGAGTTCGTATTATGACAGATACAGGAAGATGTATAAAGATTGTAAGATAATAATAGAATTTGCCCCGCCGTCGAGCGGGGTTTTTCTTTCTTTCTTAGTTCATTGTCTTTTCTGTTTTTTTCTTGTAGCTCAATTTGATGGCAAATAAACGGCTTTATAGGTTGCAAAGGTATAACTATACCATCGGACAACTATAAACGCAAAGAAAGGGCTTTTTTTCGCTTCTGTGTTGGTAGTATCTGAGTGCTTAACTATTGAGGACAAAAGCCCTCCACCGCCTGAACCCCTCCACCCTGAACATAGGATAAACAGGCACCAACCCTCCGACGGAAATTTTTAGT